CTACTTTATCAAGAAGGCAGTAATCCTTTGTGGGGAACGTGATACTGGGAAAACGACATTGCTTAATGTCATCGAAGCATTTATAGGTAAAGATAATATTTCTGGAGTTTCGCTCCAGAAAATAGGTAGTGATAAATTTGCCACCGCCGCTCTCTATCAGAAATATCTCAACAGCTTTGATGACCTGTCTTTTAAAGATATTAAAGAAAACGGAAATTTCAAGATGGCAACCGGCGGCGGATCAATGGGCGCTGAAAATAAATACGAAAGCACTTTTAAATTTGAAAACTTTGCTAAGCTAATATTTTCCGCGAATAAAATACCTATTGCCAAAGACAATGACGACCTAGCTTATTTTTCAAGATGGATAGTTTTAACTTTTGATAAGAAAATTGAGAAGCCGGACGCTTTAGTTATTGATAAACTTATAACGCCTGAAGAAATGTCGGGGGTATTGAATTGGGCATTTTACGGAATGTATAGACTGATAGAAACTCAAAAATTCTCTTACACTAAAGAGCCATTTGAAATTAAACAAATAATGCAGAGAAGCGGATCATCCATTGCAAACTTTGTTGCAGATTGCCTTACGCAGGCAACCGATAATTGGATAGGGAAAGATGAAATGTATGACGCATTTATTAAATACGTCGGCAAAAACGGAATGAAGGGAACGCTAAAACAGGAATTCGGCAAGGAATTACAAAATTATGCCGGATATATCGCCGACTTTAAACCTAAGGGAGAGGATGGGAAGCAAGTATACGCATGGAGGAATGTAAAATTTATCGGGGAGGAGGAAGAAAATTTAGAAGGTGGGTTTGAAGGTTATGAGAGTTGAAGCAAATGAATCCATCTCAATCTAAAAAGCATAGTATTTTTGAATCCCTTACTAACGTGGCTGTTGGATATTTTGTAGCGTTAGCTTCTCAACTTCTTATCTTTCCCTTATTCGGGATTCATATTCCACTTTCTCAAAATATCGCAATAGGTATGATTTTTACAGTTGTTTCGATATTTAGATCATATATTTTGCGCAGAGTATTTAATTGGATTCATATAAAACAACAAAGATGAGCATTGAACTAAATAAAATTATTTGTGGTGATAGTTTGTCTGTTTTAAAAACCTTCCCTGATGACTTTGTAGATTGTGTGATTACTTCTCCGCCTTATTGGAATTTGCGTGATTACAATGTTGAAGGACAGCTGGGCTTAGAGCCGACCTTTCAAGAATACATACAAAAACTTTGTGATATTTTTGATGAAGTAAAACGGGTGCTTAAAAAAGAAGGAACGGTTTTTGTTAATCTTGGTGATACTTATTCAGGGAACAAAGAAGGAAAAACGGATAATAAAGTTTCCGAATACTTAAAGAAAAATTCTCAAGGAATACATAAAAGGGCAACTATTCAAGAGAAATGCTTATGCCAAATACCTTCGCGGTTTGCTATTGCGATGTGTGAACGTGATTCAGATGATATTTATGAGTTGCAAAAGGATTTTGTGTGTGCTACAATGACTTGTAATAAAACCTATGCCCTACAAAAACCCAGAACAACAAAAAAAATACTTTCGGGAATACGGGAAGAAGTGGAGATTGGCGCATCTCGCACAATATCGCAAAAGGATGGTGGAATGGCGGAAGAAAAATCCAGAGAAAGTAAATCAATACAGCAGGAAGCATTATTGGGCGAATCGGGAGAAAGAAATAATGCGAGTAATGAAGGGAAATGCAAAGTATCATCGCCAACGGAAAATCGAAGCACTGGGGAAGTATGGCGGAAGTCCTCCGAAGTGTGCTTGTTGTGGATGCCCGATTCTCCTTTTTCTAACGATAGACCATATGAACAACGATGGAGCAAAACACCGGAAAGAAATAAAACGATATGGCTCAATTTATCTTTGGCTCAAAAAAATGAATTATCCGAAAGGTTTTCAAGTTTTGTGCATGAATTGCAACTGGGCAAAAGGGAAATTCGGCTTTTGCCCCCACGAGGACGACAGAACCTTTCTTTACGCAAACGAGACATCCCAATAGAACTTTTACCTGTTTTTAAGTTAGTAAAACAAGACCGGTGGATTTTACGCAACACGATTGTCTGGCATAAGAAAAATGCAATGCCTTCTTCGGTTATAGATCGCTTTACAAATAAATATGAGCAAGTTTTCTTTTTCGTGAAAAATAAAAAATACCATTTTGATTTAGATTTAATTAGAATACCTTTTGAAACAAATGAAAAACGACCTGATGGAGTAATAAGAAATCGTGAGTATAAATATGATAGTAAGTTTAATACTATGCAAGCAGAGAAAATGGGATCACCTAGAGCTAGAGTTTCAAGGCAATATAATACTAAAAAGGGAACAAAAACCCGGCAACAAGAAGAGCAAGCCAGAGCTTTCGGGATTACGCCTAATCCCGAAACTGAATATGAGAGAAATCCAAAAGGGAAAAACCCGGGGGATGTTTGGACGCTGACATCCCAACCCTATCCCGAAGCGCACTTTGCAACCTTCCCCCCGAACTTAATAATTCCTATGGTAAAAGCAGGTTGTCCTGAAAAAGGAATTATCCTAGACCCTTTTATGGGAAGCGGAACTGTTGCCGAGGTTGCGAAATATCTCGGCAGGAATTATTTAGGAATTGAGCTTAATGGAGAATATATAAAGCTAGCGGAAAATAGACTAAGACAAGAAATGCTTTTATGAAACTTTATAATCATCAAATTGCATTTTTAAAAAAGAATCCTAAAAAATGTCTTTTGGCTTGGGAGATGGGGACGGGCAAGACGCGCGTGGCTATTGAATGGGTAAAGCAGAATAAATTTAAGCAAGTTGCAATCATCTGCCCGAAGGCGCTCAAAGAAAATTGGAATAGGGAAGCGGAGCGTTGGGAGCTTGAGTCAACACGATATATAGTGTTTTCCAAAGAAGAATTCCGTAAATTATGGGCTAAAATTGCGTGGACAGAGGCAATAATTGTGGATGAGGCGCATTACTTCGCCGGAATCAAGAGTGCAATGACAAAATCGCTAATGCACTTTTTGAAAAAGAATAAAGTAAACAATATCCTATTACTTACTGGAACGCCATATTTAAGCACGCCATTTAATGTTTATGTCTTAGCGCATCACTTGGGATACAAAATCAATTATATGGATTTTAAATTTAAATTTTTTAATTTCGTGCAGATGGGCGCCCGGCTTATCCCGGTAGTAAAGAAGGGGATCGAGGGAGAGATTGCAAAGATCGTCCGGCAGATTGGGGATGTCGTGAAGTTGGAGGATTGTATAGATGTCCCGGAGCAACTTTTTATCGAAGAGGAGTTCGCTTTAACTGCGGAGCAGACAAAAGCAATTAAAGAATTGAGTGAACCAAATCCGCTTACGAAATTTATTAAGGTGCATCAAATTACCCAAGGCGCATTGTTGGGCGGAGAATATGCCAAAGACACATTTTATCCTTCCAATAAGCTCGAGCGCTTGCGAGAATTGGCGGAAGAGCATAAGAAGATCGCCATCGTTTGCCGGTATAATTTGCAAATTGACTATATTTCGACGCATTTAAATGCGATTAGACGCGTTCTAATTATCCGAGGCGATGTAGAGGACAGGGATTCAGTCATCCGCGAGGCGGAAAAATTAGACGAGTGTATTATATTGATACAAGGCGAATGTTGCGAGGGTTATGAGCTTCCAAGTTTTGGACTTATTATTTTTGCTTCATTATCATTTAGTTATAAATCCTATGTGCAGATGTGTGGGCGGTTTCTCCGAATCAATAAGCCCAAGAAAAATGTTTATTTGCATATGATAGGCGGGGAGATTGATAGAGAAGTTTATAAAGCAATAAAACGAAAGGAAGATTTTAATATCGAAATTTATGCACGAAAAAGAAACTAATTTAGGCGAATGTCCTGTCTGCGGAGGGCTTTTGATTACCGAAGAGGAAATGTCAGCAGGCATTTGCGAAAATTGTGAAATGAATGAGGAAGATATTGATGACGATGATAAATACGAAGAATAAATGTTTGAAAAAACATATCAAATTTTATTCGGCCATTGGTTAAAAGCAAGATGGGGAGGATCCGGGATTTTTGAATTGAAGGCAGCTCGCAATGGCATTTCACTCCCCTTTAGCGAAGTGAAAGAACATCAAATCACGGCTCTCAAAGCAGCAAACGAAGGGGGGCGCGGACTCTATTATAAAATTCCGGACTCCGGAATGGGATGGAAACCCGCAGATTGTTTTATCTTGCGCGATACCCCAGCTTTTGTAGTCATTTTTTTCAGCCGAAAGGAATTTTATATGATTTCAATAGCTAGCTTCATCAAAGCTAGGGCAGAAATGAAGCGTAAATCGTTTAGGCGCGAAGATTGTATTAAAATAGGTATCAAGTGTAGTTTATAACAAAACAGCCCAAATAGGGGCTGTTTTGTGCTAAACTCAACTTCTATATTTTTCGTCTTCCATTTTTACTCATATTTTCACTAGCCCACAGTGGCTGGAGGTTAGTATAATGAAAGGCTTTCAGAAATTGTTTTCTATCCGTTAAATCATAAAATGCTAATGGTATCCGGTGGTCTAAATGCCAGCCATCAAATTTCCAGTTGTCCCAAGACATACCTTGTTGAAACTGTCCTTCGACATGAAATTTTAATTCAGAGATTGTGCATCCGAGGTCGCGTATAGCACAGCCAATCTTTTGATTATTTTTTAGGGCTTTATTTAAACGCCCTCGTAAAATTATGCGAAGTTTAAATTGTATATTAGAATTATATTGTTTTTTAAGATATAAATTTCTTTTATCTTTGTTTTTTTCTCGGTATTCTTTTCTTTGTTTAAAAATCTTATCTTTATTTTTTAGACGATACTCTTTCCCCCATTTTGAAACTTTATCTTTATTTTTAAGATACCATTTTTTATCACTATCTCGTATTTTTTGGGGATTTTCTGATCGATATTTTTTTCTATAAAGAGTCTTTTCTTCTTCAGTTTTGCGAACTCTAGGATGCGGCGTATAATTTTTTATACGCCATTTTTTATTATATTCCGAAATTTCATCTTTATGTTCAAGACGATATTTTTTCTTATATTCTCTTTTATATTCTTTGCTCCACGCCATAATCAAAGCCCACCCTAAGCTGGTGGCTATGGGTGGGCGTATAAAAATAACCACCAGCTATATGAAGTATAGCAGTTATTCTTGTTCAAAGCTACTAGGATATTTCTGTTGCATACGCAATTCATTTTTTAGCGCATCGTAGTATGCGTTAATGACTACTGTGAGCGTAGCCGATAAAGAAGTATATCCGAGATGGTTTTGTATTGATCGTAGCTTATCTTGCGTTTTATCCGACATAGAGAAAGAGCGGGTGGGAGTTTTAGTTTTAATCATTTTGTATAGTTATTTTTATCCTCTTTCGTCCATCTCAAAAAGAAAATGAGAGGAAGAAGAAGGAAGAATCCAATAATTTTTAATGTAGTTTTCATAATTTTTTAGGATAAGTTAGCCGATAACCTCCACGCTCAAGTCCGGCCAAAAACTCTATCATCTCAAGAAACGAGCGTGTGTTCATAGGGCGCGTGGCGATTGGAAAGCCCCTAGAGAAAAGGACGTAAGTATCTTTAATTATTTTGAGCTCGACAACTTTGGGAGGAGTTTCGTTATTGTATTCATTTTGAGTTAGTTTTATGTGCATAAAATTATATTAGTGGCAATAAGATGGTGAATAATACGAACGCAAGGGCAAAAATGACGAGCCATTTTGCCGTTTCTTTAAATCCGTGTTTCAAGTCTATAAAAAGACCCGATATGTCCGATACGAACCAGCGCAATTTTCTTTTTAACATAATTATAAGTTAGTTGATAATTTAAATTCGACCATAGCCGAGCGGAGGGAGGACAATAGTTAAGCAATCAAAATGCTTGCGCATTTCGCTTAAAAATTAAACCCTCCGCCCAGCGAGGAGAATACAAAGCGTGATAATTCGACTTATCTAAGGGCGGTTATCTTTTATTTACTAAGTCTTCTAAGTAGTTATTGACGTTTGAATGAAATATCTCACAAGGATTTATCTCATCTATGGCGTTATAAGTTTCCGCATCTATTTTGTCCGCCATCTCAAACTTATATCCGCCGTCATAATTTTTATCAAACCACTCTTTGAGTAGTTTCTTTTGTTTTGATGTTAAGTTTCTCATATAATTTCAACCCTATAATCTTTTAAATTATTGTAATCAAAGACTGTTTTTAATTCATATATATCTACGCTTGCATTGCCGTTTTCTTTAATTCCATACTCTCCCAAATAAACAATATCTCTAAAATAGTTATTTAGTTCTTCATCGCTTGCATTTAAATCATAAGCGAAAGTAAAGAAGTTATATTCGCTGTCATCATTATAAATAGCAAGATAAAGAGATTTTGTTTTTAGGTTTATTTTTTCTTTAAGCATATTTTTATTGCTATTGCCCTTTTGCTTTGTATTCTCTTCGCTGGGTATCTCTAGTGCTTATGTCCTCCGAGCATAATTGGCTCTAATAATTTAATTATTAATGGCTCTTATGCTTTTGCGTTACGAAACTCGCCCAAGTTGCCTTTAGGATTTATTCCGCACGCTTTCATGAATACAAACCAGTTGAATTTGGGGCTTCTGGCCTGTAACTCGTCCGCCATTCTCCAGCTCAATACTTCCAAACTGGCTTGTGCGGTTTTTGTATCATTCCCCTCGCGCTCTATTTCAAGCTCCCTGGTATAGGCTTGTTTTATTACGCTTGCGATTAACTCATAATCTTTTTTAGTCATGTTATTTAGTTTCTTTGCAGTTTTTACAGTTTCGGCCTTTCAAGATAGGTTTCAAACTTGCATCTTCAGATGCAAAACCCTCGGCTCCACAGTTAGGACAATTGAGAAACATCTCTAATTTCCCGTTGTCGTTTTCCATAGCGACGTTTAAATCCTCATCCACCAGAAAAACATTTCCGCTATTTGGATTAAACTCTACAGCTACACCGTCCGATAGATTATTTTCCCCTTCCCAGTCGGTATATTTGCCGTTTGAATACTTTTTAAGTAAATCTCCGGCCATATCCATTTCACGATAACCAAATTTAGATAAATCTCTTGTGTTCATTTGTTTATTTGTTTATGCCAGCCGAAACTCGATAAGTTTCGTCTATACTCAGAAGGCATAAACACTAGAGATATTTAATTGTCAATGTTCTGGCCTTGATCTGATTATCTCCAGTGTAAGGGAGTTGTTATTTATTGTCAATCGTTGTTAGTAATAAAAGATGGGGATAAATCAAAAATAAGAGCTTTTTAAGGAGAGTTATAATATAAATAAGAGCTTTTGTCAATAGAATATCTGGAATAGCTAAGCTGATAAGAAACCTCTTTAATATAATTATTATATAATAACATATTATTATATATATGTATATACTATATTTTCTAAAGGTAAGTTATATGCTTAGATATTTTGGATATATTATAGTAATTATAAAGATTATATGTTATAATATAAGATTAGATAATAAAAATAATAATAAGTCAATAAATGATGTAGGTATTGCTTCTTATTGGTAAGTGTAGTGAAATGAAATATAATATTATGCCTTCTCAACTACAAGAAAGACTAGCGGACAATATAGTTAAAAATTCTCTAAATAAACATCCTGTATCAAAAAGGAAGCTCGTTATGATGAGTGGGTATTTGCAAAGTAATGCAGATGGAAAGGCAACTGAAATTGTAGCAAGTAAAGGAGTTAAGGAGGTTTTGAAGAGAAAATACGACATAGACGAAACACAAGTTAGATCAAGGCTTGGCGAAATCCTTGCAAGGCCCCTCAAAGTAGTGGAAACTGACCACATTTTGCGTGCAGTAGAGAATACAGCTCGTATTCTTGGCATGAACGCGCCGGATAAGCATATAGTTTTGTCTGGGGACCTCACGACTTTACTAAGGGAGATTAAAAAAGAAAAGCAGGAAGCTGTCAATGACATAGAAAGTAAAGAAGTCAAGAGTGAATAAGTCCTTATATATAAGGGTCAAATGAGCATGTCGCACATTAAATGATGTGCGCGCAGAGAAAACCTTTATTTTTCAAAGCGAGGGGGGGTAGCCCCCAAAAATGATACCCCGTATCAATTCATATATGACTAATTAAAAATTTTTTAGGATTTAATAAAAAATTTTTATATATTTTTAAAAAATTTTTATGTCACGTTGCCAAAATTGTTCTCGTAAATCAGATTCCTATGTTTGTAAAAAATGTTTAGAATTAAAGAAACTCATTTTAAGACGAAATTTAAAAAATTTCGGCTATGACAAAGAAAGAAGAATTAGAACAAAGAGAAGCGCTTAAAGAAGTTCTGCGTCGTTGTCAGGAATCTCCTCTTTTTTTTATTGAACGTGCTTTTAATTTAATTCCGCAGGAATTAAATTGCCAAAAGGGGCACGATCATAATTTTAAATCTTGTTATTCCCTTTTTGAAAAAGATAAAAATATCACATGGCAACAAGCGCAAGTATTACAAGCTCTAGCTGATGGCAAGGCGGGACGCTCTTCCCGGCGTATTTCAGTTGCCAGTGGCAACAATATAGGGAAATCAACTATAGCGGCATGGGCGACTCTTTGGTTTTTACTTTGCCATGAGCAGGCACAGGTATCGGTAACTTCTCCGTCTCAATCACAGCTCTATGATGTCCTCTGGAAAGAATGTAAGTTGTGGTTGGATAAGATGCCTCTAGGCCTCCGTGCCTTCTATGACTGGCAACAAACACATATTCGGATGACACCAAGCCCAAATACTTGGTTCGCCCGTGCGGCGACGGCGCGGAAAGAAACACCGGAGGCATTTTCAGGAATTCACGGAGAAAATGTTTTGCTCGTGGCAGAGGAAGCAAGCGCTATTGATGACGCGATTTACAGCACTGCGGAAGGAACGCTTGCTTCAGAGAATAGTCTAGTTCTCCTCATTTCAAACTATACCCGCGCGGAAGGATATTTTCATGATACTTTCACTAAAAATCGCGCCTACTGGAAAAATTTTACATTCTCATCCGCAGAGTCTCCGCTTGTCCCACAGAGCTTTCTTGATATAAAGGCGGCGGAAGGATTGGACTCGGATGCGTATAGGGTGTTCGTCTTGGGACTTCCTCCGCATGCGGAAGGAATGGATGAACAGGGCTTTATTCCACTTATTCAGCAAGGCGACCTGCGAATAGTTCCGGATGAAGGGAAGATGCCGGAGAACGCAAAGATGGGAGTTGATGTTGGAGGAGAAGGAAAAAACGAAACGGTGTGGGGAATACGAGACCAGTTTAGGGCGCGAATTATTGCCAGAGAACCTTTCTCTACGCCTAAGTCGGTGGCGGAAAAAACAATAACGCTCATGTCGCATTATGGAATAATGGACGGCAAAATATATATTGATAATTTTGGCGTGGGCGCGAATGTGGCGCAGGAGCTTGCGCTATCCCCTAAGCGCCTTAGGGTTCAGGCAGTAAATGTTGGGCAGGAGGCGATGGATAAGAAAAGCTATATAAATCTTCGGGCGGAGGCATATATGCGTTTCCGCAATTGGTTGCGCTCAGGAGGGGAACTTATGCGAAATGAAGATTGGAAACAGTTACTCTCTATTCGCTACAAGGTGGAGACTTCGGGTAAATATAGGATAATGTCGAAGCTGGAAATGGCTAAAAGAGGGATAAAGTCACCTGATGCGGGGGATGCCTTGATGCTTACATTTCTTGACCCGGAAGGGTCCCGCCGCTTTGGGCTTCCGTTATCGGACGCGGAGAAGGAAGATAGGATATTTAAAGAGCACATGCGATTAAAGAAATTATCCACTTTTAATAAACCGTCATTTCTGCGAAGATAGATTATGAATATATCTATCGAAGACAAAAAACAGTTGCAACAAATAATGGGATATCCTGTGGAGGAAGTATTGGATAAGACTCTTTGGAGGGGGGTGGAGGCTATGATGAAAAGAAATATATGCCTTTACACGATCAGACTTTATCTGATGATTAGAAATAGATAAATTATGAAAGAATCACCAATTATTCTTACTCCCGAACAGAAAACTGAATTTTTAAAAAAGAAACAGAAGGAGTTTATGAACTATGTCCAGAAGGCTGAAGCAGTTACGGGTATGGGTATTCGTCCAGTTGTCGAATATACGCCGTTTGGGGTAATCCCTAAAATAGTTATTGTGCCATTAGAAAAAAAAGATGACACTAAAAGCCCTCCGAAATCAAGCGATAATTAGTTACGAAGAGCCGGAAGATTACGCGGAGGGGAAAAGCGGAATAACGCTTCCTTCGCAGGTTATGCTTAGGCGTTTTTTAAGAGGCCGCAGCCAAAAAGTTCTTGATAATCCGCCGGATATTGTTCGGTTGGGAACGGTTGTTTCTTCGGAAGCAATCCCTACAGGAACAAGAATTTACTTTAATAAACATGACGGGCGCGAATTTAAGCACGAAGATAAAATATATTACGCAATTCCTGAGAAATGGATATTAGGATATGAGTTATCCACTTAGAGTTTTTCTAAAATCTTTTTTTGTGATATTGATTAAGTATGCAGTCTAAACTCCCTAAGCCTAAAAAGAGAAAAACTAAGCCAAGCTACTGACGTGTTCAAAGTTTGGCTTTTTTCATGGACGACGAGGCTGATGCTGAAAATGGTTGACTTGCCTCCGGTGGAAGAAAGGGAACAGAGGATGGATGACTGGCTTGCGGGAGCGTGGATGACTCCGGGATTTAGAAGCTATGTCGCTTACCGGAAAGAAGAATTGAAAAAAGAGTTGGCTTCAGGGATTGGGGGGCATCCGGAACCGAGAGTGGCGTATCTTATCCGCTTCGGACAGCAGTATGAAGCACTCGCGCTAGGCACATTTGCCAAGCTGGCGTGGGAGCGTAAAGAGAGGCAAAAGAGAATTTCGCTGGCAAAGGAACAACCTTTGCCCACGAGAGAACGGCAACAGGGACCCCAGCCTGTTAAGTAGGGAGAATTACTGGCTTACCCACCACGAGAAAATGGAGAATGAAACAAACCCGGAAGTCATACCGGCGATACCAAACGAAGACGCAAGCGGAGATCCGTTAGATAAATTATTTAGCGAGAGTCCGGAGAAGGTCTTAGAGGAAGCGAAAAAATTTCGTGGGATAGCCCATCGTTTAGGCGAGAAGCCGCCCAAAGAAATTATCAAGGAAGTCCCTGTGATTGTGGAGAAACCAAAAGAATCTCCATATCTCACTAAAGAGGATTTCTATCGCTCAAATACTAAGAAAGCACGGGTGTTGCTCGACCAGGAGATTCAGGATAACTTCGATGAGATTGCGAAACTTGCAGTTTCCAGAAGGGGTCAGGAAACTCCGGAAGATATAGCGGAAGATTATAAAGACGCATTCGTCGTCTGGAAATTCCGCAAAGGAGACTCGAAAGAGAATCCCGCGGCAGACCTCGCTACGACAGGTGTTCGTTCTCCGTCCGGAGGTGCTCCGAAAGAAGCGCCGAAGAAGGAAGAGGAAGACCCTCGTTTCCGAATACCAACTCCACCTACGGAGTGGTATCCTAAACCCTCAAAATAGTTTTTCATACAATTTATCTCCGCATTTATTAGATTAATAACTAATCAAATGCCATTTTTACCTTATAATTTCGATGAAGGAAGGGTTGTTTTGTTGCAAGTCGCAGCTACTACTTTCACAAAAGGCGATGCTTGCGTGCATGATGGCTCGGGGCAGATGGTCAAAGCTACAGCGGGAAATGGAGCGGGATTAATGTATGTTATTGCTGAAACCGTTTCAACAACCGCGACTGCCGGAGACCTTCACGCTTTTTGGGATGCGGGTCCAAGTATGGAGTTCGTTGCAAATACTACGGCAGATCCTACTCAAGCGCAGTGCGGAACTTTTGTTGACCTTGTGACTAACGCGGGGACATTGGACACGGCAGCTTCAACTGACGATCTTTTCTTTGTATCGAGAATTGACGGAGCGCTTGCTGACAGAAAAGTGATTGGTCACTTTACTCCTTACGCTCCAGCCGTTGAATAAACGGAATCTATTATTAACTAATTAACTTAAATGCCATTAACTACTACAGATTATCCCAAACTCACCCAGAAACTGAACGAGGTTTTCAATGAATCAGCCTCGTCTGCTATGGAGGAGTGGATTGGGAGACAAATCTTTGATGTCATTGACACAGACTGGAAAATCTATGACTACCTTTCATTGCATGGGGTAGGTGGATTTGCCAGGGTTGCTGAAGGTGGAGAGTTGCCGACTGTATCTTCCGTTGAGGGAGATTCGGCTGCTTGGACACAGAAACGCTACGGGGACAAAATCTCTGTCACGAAAGATATGAGAATGTTCGACCGCTACGATCAGATGACGGAGGCGGTGTCTTCCGGCGTTGATGAAGCGTTTCACCTCGTTGACCAGTCAATGGCTGACGTTCTTACGAACGGTTTTAGCGGAACAACTTATACGGATGTATTCGGCGACACCGTTGCTAATACTGCGGTTGATGGGGTTGTTCTCTTCTCGGCTTCACACACAAATAACCTCAATTCGACAACTTACAGGAACTTGATTAGAAATGCCGCAGGGACGGCGAACCCGGCTCTCGATAGAGACCCGATTGTAAAGGCTCGCTCGGACGCGCGGACATTCAAAGATCCGAACGGTATCAACAGGCCGACAATGCTCGATACTCTCATTGTATCAGCGGCGAATGAGGACTTGGCCGAAAGGCTAGTTTACTCGCAAGGCGTTGCAGGAACTCCGAACGTGGACATCAACCCAATTAAGGGCAAGATTAAAAATATAATTGTTTGGTCTAAATTGGACACGCGTTCAGATGGAACAAATACTTCTGCCTATTGGTTTATGTCTGATTCAAGAAAAGTAAAGAAATCTTTGAAAGCTCCATTTGCCCAGAAACCAAAAATGCAGGCGGCCGAACAGGTTACTGAAACCCAAAACTGGCTTTATCCGATTGACGCTTACTACGTTATTGGAATTGGTTATGTTCCTTTTGTCTGGGGTTCGACAGGAGCTAACTAAAGCTAGTTCTATTATCAGCTAACCGCTAAATCAAATGCTTAATTACGCAAATCTAGTTGGGCAAGGAAGAGCAAAAGACATCGGCATTCCCTGGACTCCAGAGGAAAACGAACTTTTGCATTTAATTGTCCAAGAACGCGGTATGGCTCGCGTGACAGTGGCGGATTATTTAAGGATGGGAGGCATTGAATCTTTAGAAGATTTTGATGCAGTCATCAAAAAAGGAATAGTGCCACAGACACGTGAAGAGCTTGAAAAAGAAGCAAAAGCAAAGGGAGTGAACTTTGATGAAGGAACTCCCGACACAGTGCTTGCGAAGCACGTTGGTAAGGCGAAAGAAAAAAAGAAACCAAAATGAATTACTTAAAACAGAATCATCTTGCGTTGCTTATAATTGCCTACTTGATTGCCGCCCCATTTTTAATGGGAGAGGAAGTGAAACTTCCTGATCTTGGAGCTTCGACTGCTCTTACGACAATTACTAATAGGTGGCGTTTCAGCACCGAAGGAAGTCAATTCTCTAGAATTCTTCATGGAACCTGCAATCTCACGATAAATTCCGGTTATCTAAGCACTACGAATGCGTCAAATACGATGCAGGCGACCTGCGCGGTAACAGGGGTTGATTCAGGAGATGTCGTATTTGTTTCTATGCCGAGAGCAAGTCTGATAGGGAATCAGGGTGTTCGCGTAGGCTTCTGGGCTATAGCCACGGAAGCAACTTCTACAGACCTCATTGGGGTAACAATTTTCAATGGCTCTGGCGCAGCGACTACATCCTTCCCACTTGCAACGACTTCAGTTCAGTACCTAATCTTCGACACACCGTAATCCTTTCACTTAGTCGCTCGCTCTTGTGAAACGGGCGATTAAGATG